CGACGCAGCGCCCAAGAAGAAGGTAATCGAAGCGGATGAATACCTGGAGGCGGCCGAATGACCCCTCCCGAAGAGATGATCACCTGGCTCGATCGCCGCATAGCCTCCGCCATGACCTGGCTGGATGAGCACGGCAAGGGCTCCAAGAAGCCTCGACCCGATCACGAGATCGAAACCAAAGAATACGACATCGCCCGGTTCGAAGAGATCAAGGCTGCCTATCTCCGCGCCTGCGCCAAGCGGCAGGAAGATCAGAGAGACGAGGTGGCTGCATGATCCAGACCCGCACACTGCTCGACGGACGATGCACCATGCTTGTCGGCGATTGCATTGAAGCGATGCGATCCATGCCGGCGAACTCAGTCGATTGCGTCGTCACGTCGCCTCCCTACTGGGGTCTGCGCGACTATGGCGTCTCCGGCCAGATCGGGCTCGAGCCGACGCTGGGCCAGCACCTTGAAGTGATGGTTTCGGTATTCCGCGAAGTCTGGCGCGTTCTGAAGCCGACAGGTACCCTCTGGCTAAACTATGGTGACTGCTACGCGGCTCAGCCGAACGGCAAGAGCGCAGCGGCCTACAAGGCGGACGGTACTGACGATCGCACCTTCCGCGACAAGCCCTTCTCGACGGTCGGGCCAATCCTGCAGCCTGATACTCGTGGTCCACAGAGGGCAGGGGCAAAAGAAGGCTACCGACCGGACAGCGGAAGAACAGTTCGACCAGGTGGATATCTGAAGCCGAAAGACCTCTGCATGATCCCCAACCGCTTGGCGATCGCCCTGCAGGATGACGGCTGGTATGTCCGCTCGGAGATCATTTGGCACAAGCCGAATCCCATGCCTGAATCTGTCTACGACCGGCCGACTTCGTCGCATGAAAAGATCTGGCTGCTGACGAAGGGCGAGGACTACTTCTACGACCACGAGGCCATTCGCGAGCCCGTCTCCGGTACCGCGCACGCTCGCAAGCCGGGTCCGAACAGCCGTCAGAACGTCGACCGCGCTCCTCGATCGAGAAAAGGCAACACCGGCGTAGGCTGGGGTCGGCTCGACAAGATCAATCCGGGCGAAACCGATCGAGGCCGTGACCGCATCGTTTCAAAGATGGCGGACGAGAACGATCCTTTCAGGAAGTCCAAGCCGAGCTTCGCCGCATCGACCGGCGACCTCGTCGAGACAAAGAACGCTCGCAACGTCTGGACGATCGCTCCGAAGGCGTTCCGCGAGGCGCACTTCGCGACATTCCCGCCGGCGCTTGCCGAGCGCTGCATCAAGGCAGGCACGCCGAAGACCATTTGTTCTTGCTGCGGCGCGGTCGAGGGCTGTGGCCCAATCTGCGAAGTCTTCGGCCGCGAGCCTGGCATCGTCTTCGATCCTTTCGGGGGCGCCGGTACCGTCTCGCTCGTAGCCGAGCATCTCGGTCTCCGCTCCATCATGGTCGAGCTCAATCCCGAATATGCCGACATCGCGCAGCGCCGCGTCACCGGGCAAACGATTCCGATCGAGGAAGAAGAGGCTGCGGCATGAAGCTCGACGATCGCCTCGACATCAGCCGGTCACAGATCCTCAACCTCTGGAATGAGGGAAAGGACACATCCGACATAGCCGCCATCATCGGCGTCCATGAATCCGTCATCTACAACGCTCTTGCGAAGATGAATGGAAAGACACTTCCGGCGCCTGAGAAGCGCAGGAGGTCGGCATGACAGAGCGCATGTCAGCCAAGCAATATCGCGAGCAGTTCGTTGAGCCGAAGGCGGTCTCGTCGGCAAGAATCCTCATCACCGCTATGCCGCCGTCCGCGAACGGCCTTCGGAAGAGCTTCATCAAGGATGGCAAGGTCATCAGCGCCAAGAGCGATGGCTATGCCGACTGGCGCAAGGCTGCGGTCTCTGAGATTGTCTCCCAAGCAGTCGGCAAGGTGGAAGGCCCGTACCGGCTTTCGATCGTCGCCCAGCGCCATTGGCGCTCGAAGCGAGCTCGCGATATCGACAACATCATCAAGCCGATCTCTGACGCGCTGGTGAAGGCTGGCGTCGTCCAGGACGACAGCTTGGCCGAGTGCGTCACCGCACGTTGGGCTGACGACCTGCAGGGCCATGCCGCCGTTATCGACGTGGAGGTCTGCGATGGCTGATCTCCCTTGCATGCCGTTCTGGACGGACGCCTACCTCGCCGACACCCAGCACCTCACGACAGAGGAGCACGGCGCATATCTGCTGCTGCTGTTCCAGGCGTGGCGCTCCCATGACTGCTCGCTTGCTGACGATGACGACATGCTGTCCAGACAGGCTGGCGTATCCATCGCCAAGTGGAAGGCGATGAAGCCGATCATCATGTCGTTCTGGAAGCTCGATAAGCGCCGGAAAAGATGGGTGCAGAAGCGGCTCAAAATTGAGCGTGAAAAAGCGACAGTGAAAAAGGCTAAAGCACGCGATAGCGCTGCAAGCCGTTGGAATAACAAGGAAAAGGGTGATGCGAACGCATTGCGAACGCAATGCTACCCTGAACCTAATCCTGAACCTATCGAAAAACCTACAAAAGGTTTTTCTCAGCGCTCCCGCGCAAAAAAATCTGATCTCGACATCATCAGGGAGAAGTTCATCGATGCGTGACCTCATCGAACAGGACAAGTTTGACCGCCTTCCGGAGCGGTATCGCCAGCGCGCCAGGGACATCGCGTTCCGCGTCAGCGAGATCGATCGACTGCTCAAGCGCTGCCAACCGCCAGCAATCATGGACGCGGCTATCCGTCTTCGCGGCCAGTTGCGTCCGCAGCCGGATATCGAGATCGCCGACTTCGCAGAAGAGTTCCGGCAGGCCTGCATCGATCTGCCCGAATGGGCGGTGTCCGAAGCGACCAATGACTATCTCGGCGGCAGGGTAGAAAACCACACAGGTCAGTACATGCCGAGCTGCGCTGAGTTCGCAAAGCATGCCCGTTCGATCGTCGCGCCGTTCCTTGGCGAGCGGGCAGGGCTTCGCCGGGAAGCCGAGAAGCTATTCGAACGCGCCGAAGATGAACGCCGCCGCGCTGAGATCGCCATTGAGCGCGCCAAGCCTGGGCACCGAGAATGGGTGCGCAACCTCGCCAAGTCCGTCACCGCCGGTGCGCCGCAGATCGCCAGCAATCCACATGCCGCGGATCCGGAAATGCAGGCGCGGATCGACGCCCTCAAGATCAAGCGCGAGCCGCCGCCTTCCAAGCTCGACCAAACCAGTATCGTTCGAGGAGTAAGACGATGATCGCCATCGCCGATGACGCGAAGCCGAGATGGATATCTCGACGCCAGCTCTTAGTCATCGATCGCCTGTCGACTGGGAAGCCCGCGAAGGTGGTCGCGTCAGACCTCAAGATGACGATTCACATCGTCCACAATGACGTACAGAACGCAATTAAGGCCCTGAACGCCGGGAATTCGGCAGGGCTGATCGGCATCGCTTTTCGAGAAGGATGGATAGCTTGAACAAGTATTCCGCATATCCTCGCCGAGTCCCTGGCGGATTCGGCTATTGGGCCATGATCAGGCTATGCCGAGACAGCCACCCGTCTCCGGTGATGGACGTCGGCGATAAGCCGAAGGTCTTCCACACCGAAGGCGAGGCGGCGGCCGAATGCCTCAAGCACATGCTGGCCTTCATGAACGGTCGGGAAATCCGCGGTGAGACTTTCGAGATGGTGCGTCCGTCGACAGCGGCGCGGGCCAAAGCCGAACGTTTGTTTATCGGCGGCGGACGGGTTGTCGAGGTGGCGCGATGAAAAAGTATGCGTCGATCCATTTCTCTTGCAACGATGGCGATGATGGTTCCTTCGCGGGAAAGGTCTCGGCTGCCGCCTATGCCGAAAACGATCTCGAAACCAATGGCATGCGGGAAGTGAAGTTCACCGTTGGTGATGACTTCATCCGCATCCACCGGCGCACATTCAAGATCATCGGCCATTCCTACTGGGTCGGCAACTGGTGTTGGGACGCTTTCCGCATGACGCGGGGGGAGGCTAAAAAGCTCCTCGCGCATCTTCGGAGAAACGGTTGGCAACACACCGGCGGCCGGGTCCACTTCGGGAACTGGTGGGACAAGGGGAGCGCAACGTGAGCGATATTCCTGCCGACGACGTCAAGATCGAGGTGTGGCCCATACCCGGCATTCACGAGCGCGGCGGCCAGCACTGCGGAATCCACCATGGGCTCCGTGTCACGCACCTGCCGTCCGGCGTGCAAGCCTTCGTCGACATCGGCCGGTCTCAGCACATCAACAAGATGATCGCCATGGACATGATCCTCGCGGCGATCACCCACCCTAAATTTCGATAACGAGCGGCGGCTCACGAGAGGGAACACGAATGGCGGAACAGAAAAAGACACGCAAGAAGCCGGCCCGGACCTTCAAAGGTTTGCCGGTGGCGAACAACAGCGAGTTCGACGGCCTCGGCAACCAGCATTCCAAGGTGAAGCTGATCGAGATCGACAACCCGCATTACAGCAAGCGGCATGCTGGAGCATCGGGAAATCCGAAGACCGTTACCGCGGCCATGAACCTTCGCGAAAGCCCAGTGGCCATGATGGCCGCGAAGGGACACCTTGAGCCGCACCAGGTCGAGGCAGCCATCAAGTTTCGTCGCCTCTGGGAAGCGCTCGGCGGCGCCGGAGCTGGGTCGTTCGATTACAGCCGGGAGCCGGTCGACGGCGGCGGAGCGCGCGAGCCCATCTCAGACCGGCAGATTGATGCGGGGATACAGCTTAAGAACTGCCGCGATCTTCTTGGCCGCCGTCACTACGATGTCGTCAGCAAGGTGGCAGGCGAGGGGCGAACAATTGCCGAGATTGGCACGTCGAAGCGCGCCAGGCATACGCTCGCTGACTACCTGAAAGACGCCTTAGAGGATTTGGCTGTGCATTGGGGCTTTCAGAAGCGAAAAACACCACAGAATTCACCATCCGCAGTGTTGTCAAGGTAAACCTTGCACGGTATGTAGTGGATATTGTGGTGATTTGCGTAAGGCGATCACCAAATCAGGCCGCCTTCGGGCGGTCTTTTGATTCTCAGTTTGGAATGATGGCCTAGAAGGTCGCGATGACCGAGCGGGAAGTCCAACAGACCGGAGCTTACCGGTAGTGACCGCCGTAGCAAGACCGTTGGAACTGGCTCATCATTCCAAAGCCCATTGCAGATCGGGAAGGCGGGCAATAGCTCGTGAAGGTTGGGGATTGTGCCCGACCGTCCCTTCCTGACCATCCCCCAGCCCGTCGCCCGTTCATTCAGGTGGCGGGCTTCGTCGTTCTCAACCAGCAGAAAGGAAAGAGCATGGCTTATCGCAGTCTGACCTTTGCGACCATCGGATCGGTGATCGCCAACTTCGTCTCTCCCGTCTTCATCGCTCTCTACAGCGCACTGGACGCGTTCTTCCGCGCAGTGATGCTCGTCGCATCGCCCTACGCCTGGCGCACGGCACACGAAACCGGTGCCGCCGCCTTCCGCAAGATCGCCGACCTGAAGCCGGTCTATCGCGAGAGCTATGACACCCACGGCCTCAGCCTTGATCATCGATGGCGCGCCTGCTGACCAAACTTAATCGCGGACAGGCCGAGGGCTAACCTCCTCGGCCTTATGTCTCATTCTGTGCTCTCGATCGAGACCAGAGATTGCGACATGCTTCCAATCAAGTGCGAGGGTGTGAGATGAATCGAGCAGTAATCATCATTCTCTTCGGCATCGCCATCTCGTGTATGGCTGCTGCCTTCCTGACTGCTTGCCAGTCGTATCAACCTCCGGGAGAGGGGATATGGCGGGCGCTGTAACTCTAGGCGGTCTGACCTGTCTCAATGATGTCTACAGGCGGGACCATCAGGTACTCCCAGTCAGGCATTTCGGTGGCGGCGCCAGACCAATAGTGGTGAGCAACGTAGGATAGCCCGGCAAGTTGTCGCCTTGCCTTAAGCCAACCCATATCCACCTTCACACTTGAATTTGATCTTAGTTCGACAATCCTGCTTCCTGGTGCGCTTTCGCGCGCAAACTGCTTGACCCGCTCGATATCATCGAACGCGAAGAACGACTGAAATCGCGAGGGCAAGTGGGGGAAGAACGCACGTCGGACATACTCCAGTGTGATCTCCAAGGCTGCATCGTTGTGTATGCCGCCGTTATAACTGCCCGTAAATGGGGCGTACAGCCAACCATGGATCGACAGCCCGTCCGGGAACAGAGTTTCGATATGTGCGGCCAGCTCGCCGGGGAGAAGGGAGCCGTCATTCTCAAAAGATCTAAAGCCAGGATATGTGGTTCTTGTCAGGACCAGGGGACCGGCCCCATACAGTTTTCTTCTGTCGGCAGAGTACAGTGGTTTCACCTCAGCGGTCATGCTTTTCCCTATGGTGTTAGATGCCAGTCCTAAAAAACGCACGGCATGAGAAGTTCGCGCAAGAGTTGGCGAAAGGCAAGACAGCAGATGACGCATATGCGGCTGCTGGCTTCAAACCTGACCGTGGAAATGCCTCTCGCCTACAGCACAAAGACAACATCGTACAACGCGTTGCCGAGCTTTTGGAGTGGGAGCAAGTTGTAGAGCGAAAGGCCACAGAGAAGGCCATCGACAAGCTCGCCATCACCAAGGAGCGGGTGCTGGCTGAGCTGGCAAAGATCGGCTTCGCTGACATCCGCAAGGCCATCAAGTGGCAGGGCACTCTGGTTACAGAGGAAGACAATCCCGAAGGCGGCGACGTCCTGGTGATCAAGAACGTGGTCACGAACAACGTCCAGCTCATATCGAGCGAGGACATCGACGATGACACGGCCGCCGCGATAGCCGAGATCAGCCAGAATTCGACCGGCGGCATCAAGATCAAGTTCCACGACAAGAAGGGCGCGCTGGTAGATATCGGCAAGCACCTAGGCATGTTCGTCGAGCGCCACGAGCATTCCGGACCTGACGGCGCACCGATCCAGACCGAGACGAGAACATGGCGGGAAGTGCTGCGCAGCGAAAAGAGCTAGACGCTACCACGCACCTCACAAACACAGCCCTGCATGACTTTTGGGAAGAGGTATTTCTAGGCCAGGCCGACATCGCTGTCCTCCATGGCGGGCGATCCAGCTCGAAGACACGAGACACGGCCTGCCAGCTAGTTCGGTTGGTCGATCATGTCGGAGTCCGGATGCGCGTGTTGTGCATCCGTCGATTCCAGAACCGCATTCAGGATTCGGTCTACACCGAACTGAAATGGGCCATCGCTCATCTCGGGCTTGAAGCTTGCTTCGACGTCCAGAAGACGACGATCATCCACCGGCGCACCGGCGCCGAGTTCATATTCTACGGCATCGAGCGAAACCTTGAGGACATCAAGGGCACGTCCGACGTCGATATCCTCTGGGTGGAAGAGGCGGAGAAGCTGACAGAGGATCAATGGACCGTCATAGGGCCCACGATCCGCAAGGAAGACAGCCTGGCGATCCTGCTGTTTAACCCGAAGCTGGTCACCGACTACGTCTGGAAGAACTTCGTCGTCAACGTGCCGCCTCACTGTGTGGTCCGTAAGATCGACTATACGGAAAACCCTTTCCTCTCTTCCAAGGCACTGCGCGACATCGCGGCGATGCGGGAGAGAAACCCGGAGAAATTCGAGCACGTCTACGGTGGCGTGCCTCTTGGGGATAGCGAGCTATCCATCTTCAAGCGGAAATGGCTTGAAGCATGCGTCGACGCTCACCTCGTTCTCAAGCTGGATCTGACCGGGCGGAATATCGTCGGGTTCGACCCTGCAGACGACGGCGAGGACAAGAGTGCCACGGCCGACAAGGTCGCCGGCATCTTCGTTGATGCTGAAGACTGGTCATCCGGAAAGGACGAGCTCGTCCAGAACGCCAAACGGGTCTGGGCCAAGGCAAAGAATATCGGCGCCACGGTCTCCTACGACACGATCGGCGTTGGCGCCTTCGTCGGCGGCTATATCGATGAGCAGAATGAAAGCGGCGGTGCCAAGGTCAAGCACTACGCTTTCCACGCTGGCGGAGCCGTGATGGACGGAGACAAGCCGAGCGACCCGCAAAACAAGAACAGTCCTCTCAACAAGGATGAATACCTGAACCTCAAGGCGCAGGCCTGGGCCAACACGGCCCGCCGCGCAATGCTGACGTTCAACGCTGTAGTTCGTGGCCATCCCGTCAAACCTGAGGACATTCTCTCGTTCTCCTCGAAAATGGGGAAGGACAAGCTGGATGCCCTGTTCACTGAGCTTTGCGTCCCGTGGTGGGTTGAGAGCGAAGGGAAAAAGCGCGTAGTGCCGAAACTGAAGCTCAAGAAGGACTTGGGCGTAAAGTCGCACAACCTCGCTGATGCGGTGATCGCCGCCGACAACGTCAATATCGCCGGGTCGAGCTTCACCCTCGACAACATCTAAGGAACAAGCATGTCCAACGTCATCGCATTTGTGCGCGATAGCTTGACCAGCCTTGTCTCCAGGATGGGCACCGACCGCGATAAGGCGGCAACCACCTTCTACACTCATACCGTCATGACGGATGAGCAACTGATCGCGGCCTACAGCTCGTCATGGCTTCCGCGGAAGATCGTCGACATCCCGGCGCTCGATGCTTGCCGCAAGTGGCGGGATTGGCAGGCGAAGAAGCCGCAGATTGAGGCGATCGAGGAAGAAGAGAAGCGCCTGAACGTCAAGGGCAAGGTCCTGGAAGCGGCCAAGAAGGGCCGACTGTTCGGTGGTGCCGCGCTTTACATCGGAACGGGCGAAGCCGATCCGGCTTTGCCGCTGGACGTCGAGCGAGTTGGGAAGGGTGGCATCCGCTACCTCAATGTTATCACCCGTCGGCAATTGAGCGCCGGCGAGATCGATCGCAACCCGGATTCGGAATGGTACGGGCGACCGTCGTTCTATACCCTGACCGGTGCCAACGGCATGCAGATCAGGATCCATCCATCGCGCCTGGTGCTCTTTAATGGCGCCATGCCAGCGGATGATGAGATCACCGGCAATCCATGGCAGGGATGGGGCGATAGCGTCCTGCAATCGACGCTCGACGCCATCAAGAACGCGGACAGCACGGCCGGCAATATCGCCTCGCTGGTCTTCGAGGCCAAGATCGACATCATCCGCATTCCGGACTTCATGGCCAGCCTCGGCAATGAGGCATACCGATCGAAGATTATCGAGCGCTACAGCCTCGCCAACATGTCCAAGGGTATCAACGGCACGCTGCTGCTGGACAAAGAAGAAGAATACGAGAGCAAGAGCGCATCGCTCGGCGGCCTGACCGATATCCTGATGGCCTTCATGCAGATCGTCTCCGGTGCAGCCGATATCCCGGTGACGCGCCTTCTCGGTCAATCGCCGGCCGGGATGAACTCGACCGGCACGTCGGACATGAAGAACTATCATGATCGTATCCAGTCGATGCAGGAGCTTGAGCTGCAGCCCGCCATGCGTCGCCTCGACGAATGTATCGAGCGATCGGCCGGCGTTGTCGACCCTGACGTCTACTATCGCTGGTCGCCGCTCGAACAGATGAGCGAGAAAGAGCGCGCCGAGATATTCAAGACGACGGCCGACGCTGCGCGCCAGCTGGTAGGCACAGGCACCGGACAGGAGATCGTGCCGCGAGAGGCTGTGTCTGATGCTCTCGTGAATCGCCTGGTCGAGGATGGCGTCCTGCCGGGCCTCGATGCAGCTATTGAGCAGTATGGCACTCTGGCAGAGCAGGAGCCATCCGAAGAGGAACTGGCCGCAGCCGCCGCAGCGAACACCAACAACGTGACCCGCATGCGTCAGGCAGCGAACGACGCCACGCCGCGCACGCTGTATGTCCGCCGCGATGTCGTCAACCGTGCTGAGATCATCGCTTGGGCGAAAGAGCAGGGCTTCACTGACATCGTCCCTGATCTCCACGTCACGATCACCTACAGCCGGACGCCGGTTGACTGGTTCGAGATGGGGGAGAGCTGGTCACCGCGGCTTGAGATCAGCGCAGGCGGCCCGCGCCAGATGGAAGCGCTCGGCCAGGACGGCAGCTACTATGCCCTGCTGATCACTGCCAACGAACTGAAGTGGCGGCATGAGGCGATGGTCGAGATGGGTGCATCCTGGGATTGGCCGGAGTATCAGCCTCACCTTACCATCCAGGTCGGTGGCGATATCGATCTGTCGAAGGTCACGCCCTACCAGGGCAAGATCATTCTCGGGCCGGAAATCTTCGAAGAGCTTCGCGAGGACTGACACCATGCAATTCACCGACGCTGTCACGGTGTCCGGCACGCGTCGGACATCCGATGGATATCTTGTGGCCGAGGCCAAGGCCGTGCGCACTGGTATTCAGTTGTATCTCGGCGCCGAGGTGGGCAAGCCTGAGATGCAGGTGGTCCGCGTTTATCGGCCAGAGGAAGAGGTTTTCTCGGACTCGAGCCTTCAGTCTTTCACCCATGCGCCGGTGACAGTCGACCACCCCAAGGATGCAGTCACCGCAGGCAACTGGAAGGATCTGGCCGTAGGGGAGGTCAGTACGGCTGCCAAGAAGGACGGCGAGTGGGTATGGCTGCCACTGATCCTTAAGGATGCCGCTGCCATCAGCAAGGTCGAGGGCGACAAGCGCGAACTCTCTGCCGGCTACACCTGCGAACTGGTCTGGGGCGATGGCGTGACGCCGTCCGGCGAGGCCTACGACGCCAAGCAGACCAACATCAAGATCAACCACCTGGCGATCGTCGATCGGGCCCGGGCTGGTTCACAAGCTCGCATCGGGGACGGTGCGATATCCTGGGGCGCCGCCCCGATTTCAACCACTGACAAGGAGACAGTCACCATGACTGATGCACTTCGGACTGTGGTCGTGGACGGACTGTCGGTTCAGACAACCGACCAGGGCGCCCAGGCCATCGCAAAGCTGCAGAAGGATCTCGAATCCTCTGCTGCCAAGATCGTTTCGCTCGACGCGGCGCATACCGCTGCAATCGCCGCGAAGGATCAGGAGATTGGCACCCTCAAGGCCGACCTGAAGAAGGCCCAGGATGCAGCCATGAAGCCGGAAGACGTCGACCGCCTCGTCGCGGATCGCGCCGCTCTTGTTCAGACCGTCAAGGCGATAGACAGCAAGATCGAGATCAAGGGCAGCGATGCCGATCTCCGCCGCGCTGCTGTCAAGGCCAAGCTCGGCGACGAGATGGTCAAGGATTCCTCCGACGACATGATCACCGGCATGTTCCGCGCCATCGCGAAGGACGTGAAGGCAGTCGATCCGTTCGCCGCTGTCGTGAAGGATGGCCTCAGCCAGACCGATGCCAGCACCGCAACCGCCGCTCATAAGGCCATGACCGACCACATGACTTCGGCATGGATGGGCAACCAGTCGAAGGGAGCAGCCTAATGCCTGCAGTTCAGACGACTTACGCCGCTACTCACGCAAAGTGGGTCGAAGGCATGATCCCCAATATGGAGCCGAACGTCATCGTAACCCGCTTGGCGGAAGACGTTGAAGGCATCGGCTTCGGCAAGGTCTGTGTCCAGGGCACGGCCGACAATCAGGTGGTGGATTCCGAAGCGACCGTAAAGTTCGCCGGCATCGCTGTTCTTGATACGACCCGGCCGACCGGCAAGTACGAGCAGTATGACAATGTCGCCGTGATCAAGAAGGGCCCCGTTGTCGTGCAGGCCTCCGAGGCTGTCGCCGTCGGCGATCCGGTCTATTACACCCCAGCCAGCGGCGTCCTTTCCAAAACGGCGACGTCCAACACCCTCATCGCGAACGCTCAGTGGGATACCAGCACGTCCGGTGCCGGCCTCGCTGTTCTTCGCCTCGGCTAACAGGAGCGACCCTCATGAACATGCATGTAAACGACGCTCAGCAGGTCGCGATGAGCTTTCTCATCCGTCAGGCCTCGCTGATCGAGCCCACGGTCTATGCGATCCGCTACCAGGATATCCAGTATCCTGCGCTGATCCCGGTCGACACTTCGGCGCCTGAATGGATCCAGTCCGTCACCTACTTCTCGATGGATGCAGTCGGCCAGGCGCAGTGGTTCAACGGCAATGCCCAGGACGTCCCGAAGGTCGAAATGACCCGCGAAAAGTTCGAGACTTCCGTCAGCATGGCCGCTCTCGGCTACGGATACAATCTCGAAGAGCTGGGCACCGCCCAGTTGCTCGGAATGAACCTGTCGTCCGACAAGGCCGCAGCGGCTCGCCGCATCGCCGAAGAAAAGATCGAGCAGGTTGCCTTCGTCGGTGACGCCGGCAAGGGCTACACCGGCATGGTCAACTCCTCGACCCCGACGGCGACGACAGCACCTGCCGACGGTACCGGATCGGCTACGACCTTCGCCAGCAAGACGCCCGATCAGATTCTCCGTGACATCAACGGCGTTCTGACCGGTATCTTCACCGGCACACTCGGCGCCGAGATCGCGGATACTCTGCTCCTGCCGTACTCGGTGCTTCTCGACCTGTCGACGCGCCGTATCGACAGCGTCAACCAGACGACGATCCTGGAATGGGTTGAGCGTAACAACATCTACACCCGCACGACTGGTCAGCCCCTGACCATCCGCGGCGTTTTCGGATTCCTCGACACCGCAGGATCCGGCAGCACGAAGCGCATGGTGGCATACCGCCGTTCGCCGGAAGTGCTGAAGATGCACATTCCGATGCCCTTCCGGTTCCTGCCGGCATGGCAGACCGGCCCGATCCGCTTCGATGTTCCTGGCATCCTGCGTGTCGGTGGCGTCGATATTCGCCGGCCGAAGTCGGTCCGCTACCTCGACGGCGTGTAAAGGAGGACTGACGATGAAGTTCACCAACACCCAGCCGGGACCGCGCGGCGTCAACACGATCAACGGGCCGGTTCTGGTCGACCCGAAAGAGACTGTCGAGGTCGAGGTCTTCGCTCGCGAGCGGCAGCATATTGAAGCGACAAAGTGGTTCGAGGTCGAGGGCTCCTACACGGATGATCCGGATGCCTCCACCGCCCCGTCACAGACGGCTGCTGCTTCCGACGCTTCCGACGAGATCAAGGGCCTCCGCAAGGAGCTCGCTGACCGCGAGGCGGAGATCGCCAAGCTCAAGGCGGCAACCAAGCCCGACGAAGAGCCGAAGACGGCGGCCGAAGTTCTGGCAATGGCATCCAACCCGGATGTCCCGTTCATGACCTTCAAGGCCGCCGCTACGAAGCTGCTCGGCGACAAGACCCCGTCCAAGAAGGACGAGATCATCGCCGCTCTCGAAGATCTGGCAACCAAGCCCTCGTGATCACCTGACCCGGCGGGCAACTGCCGGGTCCACTTTCCCCCGGAGAATAGACATGGCCGGATACGGTACCAACGAAGCTGCACAGGCCTACTGGGAAGCAGCCGGCTATGTCGTTCCTGACGGGACGAGCGATGCCCAGATAACCGCAGCACGTCAGCGCGGCTCTCTGGTGATCGATCGGTATGAGGCGCGTTTCAGTGGACGGCGCACCGGTGGCTTTGCTCAAGAGCGGGCATGGCCTCGCACTGGCGCATCCACCTACTACGGCGAGGCCATCCCATCTGATCAAGTTCCGGTGGCGATCGAAAAAGCATCATATGAGGCGGCTTGGCTCGAACTCGGTACACCCGGCATCCTCTCGCCGGTAGTTACGGGCTCAGCGACCGTCAAGCGCGAGAAGGTCGGCCAGCTTGAGGTCGAATACTCGACATCCTCGTTGACCAGCATGGAAGACATCATTGCCATGGCAACGCCGGTGGTAACCGTCATCGAGGGGCTGCTCTGGCCGTTCCTTTGCCCGATCCTTCCGTGGATTGCAGTCGTATGAGCAACCCGCTCTTCGCCCGCCTGCAGCAAACCGCGCAGCGGCTTATCGCCAAGTTCGGCCAGCATGGCACCATCAAGCGCATCACGCCTCCCGATCCGGTTCTCGGCGGCGATCCAACGGATACGAGCTACCCGGCAACCCTTGTGCCGATGACCTATGACCAGCGCTATGTGAATGGCACGACGATCCTGACCAGCGACCGGCAGATTTATATTTCTTCGGTCGGGCTGGCGATCGTGCCCACAGTCGGCGACGTCGTTGTGGCTGGCGGGGTCGAGTATCACTGCGTTGCCGCCGATCCGAACAACTACGACGGCGTTACCAATGTCGTCTTCATCGTCCAAGGAAGGTTGAACCCATGACCAAGGTCAAAGTAAACGTGCTCAAGCCCTTCGAGCGCTACAAGATCGGCGAGACTGCCGAGCTGACATCGGCGAAGGCTGCCTCCCTCGAAAAGATGGGCCTCGTCGAGCCGGCCACCAAGGCTGCTGAGAAGCAGATCGCCAAGGTGGACAAGTAGGCCCCATGACCTTCGACGAGCTGCTCGACACCTATCCGCCTCGCATCGCCGCGGCGTTTCGTGAGGCGATCGAGAACGTCAAGTCCAACGTGGTCTTGACGATGGTCGTGGAGCGACTCGGGCGCGGCGATATCAATGGCGCCGTCAGTGCCATCCAGATGGAGCAGGAAGCATTCACTGCGTTGGAACTCGCGTTGCGCGACGCCTTCAACGCTGGTGGCGTCGGGATGGTGCAAAGCCTGCCGTCGCTTGTTGGGCCTGATGGCATGCGAGTGCTGTTTCAGTTCGGCGTCCGCAATATTGAGGCTGAGCGCCTAATCCGCG